TCTTTTTTCTCCAGTAACCGACGCAGCTCGGCGGGCGTGTAGTACACCCTAGCACCGATCTTAATCGGTTTGATGAATCCGCACTTGCGGATACAGTCAAGCGTTGCAACGCTGATTCTCAGGCAATCAGCTGCTTCCTTCTTGGTCAGCAGCAGGTTTTCCATTGTCCTTCCTCCTTTTCAGATGCCAGACTTTACAGAGTGTTTTATCCAGGATAATCCCACCCGGCAGGTGGTACCTCTCAAAAAACTCGTTATCTGGCATGGTGTGGGCCAACTGGTGCATCTCCGGGGACAGAGGCAGAACCTCCATCCCCTCATGCACGATGTCCGTCCTATCTCGCCCCATAGCCACCCGGTCGATGTGGTGGAGTTGGGCTGGCCTGCCGGTGATGCAGCATTTTTTGTGTGCTAGGCAGCTATACAGGTAATCCCCTACATCGTCTACCATATCCAGCAGTGGGAAACGTGTTGGAATGTCCCAATCAACGATGAATCGCACTAGGAAACGCTGAAACCCGCAAACCAAGGACATTGGAGCGTTGCTTAGGCTGAATATCTGATTGCCCATATCTTCCGTATCTTCCAGAAGATACTTTAGCTTCATGCGCTCCTTTGTCATATCCTTGCCCTCCCCGGTGTAGTCAGCAATTTCACCAAGGAGGGCGTAACAGGCTTTACGTTGCCTGTCAGATAGTGGTCTGCTATCAATGGGCTGCACCAAGCACTTCTTGTACTGCCGCTTAGTCATTAACTCCCAATCGCGGTAGGGCACCCGAATAACCAGCTCTGCCGTTCGTTCATCGTAATCAACGATACGGCCTTGCAGCACCTCTGTTGGCGTTCTCATCCGGCGCTTTCATCCTGTTGTTCTGCATGTTTCATGCAATCGGAACACAGGCACCGCCCGAATTTTTTCCGGCTGTAGTCAGCCAGGAAATTAGGGCTGAGGAGTTGCCCTTTTTTGGAGAACGTGGCGATAATATCACTACCGCACTGTTCACATTTTGGCAGAGTGGTTTGTTCTGCCGGTTCCGGGTTGTTGTACTTCGTCCGGCCAGCTTGCCAGTAAACATCCGCCCCAACACCCAAAGCTTTTGCTGCTACACTGATAGCATCAGTAAGCGCCATTTTGAAGCACTCGTCGCTGGTGTACATGCCATTCTTTTCCTTGGTGACGAACATCGAGCCACCAGTTCCAGGAACTCCGGCGCTAATCTCGCCGGTGTCCTTAGCAACGTAGTACAGCATAATATCAACGAATGCAGCAATCTCGCCGTTGGCTCCAGGCTGTAACGTTTTGTTGGTGATCTCGTATCTCCAACCGATACCACAGGGGCCAAACTGTTCCGTCAACGCCTGAATACGCCACATGGGATTGATGTCCGTCATACCCTTCAACCGGCCGCCGCCGATATGTTTCTGGGCGTTTCCTGGTACCTCGCGCAATGCGTTGTACAGTTCCATGTTGTCCATCATTTCACCCCCAGACTACGCCGCTCCACCAGCCGCACACCAGGCGGGTCCAGCGGGTGGTCTTCTTTCAGCCACTTCAACAAGTTTGCCTTGTTGATTTCTGGCTGTTTGTAACGAACGAAGGTATCTTCCTGCCCGTTCAGGCAGGCCCAGTTGATAAGGGCATCTTCATCGTCCACCTCAACTGCTTTGCTGCTGCGGAAGGACACCACACAGCGGGGGGTGCTAAACTTCTGCCCATCCAGGGCCTCATCAAGCACAGCTTCCAGCCGCGCCACCTTGTTCTCAGCCACCCGGCGGCGCTCGGTGAGGGCCTGGGCCTCTGCTTTCAGGCCGCGTACATCGTCCTTCAAGTTTTTCACCAGGCAGGCGATGTTCTCGATCTTCTGGTCCCGCTCCATTTGCAGGCCCATCAACTCATCGAGATTGTTGATCTCGCCCGTTTCTGGGTCGGTGCCGTGGGCGATAGCCGTCAAAATTGCGGCGTCGATTTCAAAAAGCGTCATCTGCCATACCTCCTTCTCGAATCCAGCCCTTAAGCTGTTCGTCGCGCTCGACGAAATAGCGGTACACTGCGTAGCAGTGATTTCCGATCAGATAGTCGATGAAATCATCGAAATCAGCCGCGATGAACATTTTCGCCTTTTCCAAAGGCAAGGAAATGTTGACATTCATCGGAAACAGTTCCGGCTTCTGTTCATTGTCCATTTGACAACTCCCGTCCTTTCTGGTATATTATTGGTAGTTTTCTTTTGCTTGCCGCTTACAGGGTGTTCGGCCCCTGTGGGCGGCATTTTCATTTCCCAAGCTTTTCGGCCCATTTCCGCACCCGGTAGACCGTGACGCCGTACTGCCGGGCCAGTTTGGCTTTTGACCACCCAGCCCGAAGCCGGACGGCAAAATAGGGTGGAATCGGGAACTTTTCCCGTGGGTTCTGCAAGTATTTGCAGTCATTCGGTCTGCACGTCTCACGTGGGCATTTCAGGCAGATTTCAACCAACTCCGGGTTTTCGCCTTTGCGATATGGTCCACGGCGTTCAGCACCACCCGTTTTGGTATCCTTCCACGGCCTCTGAGCGGACACCGTGAATTCGTGCTTCATGGCATCACACCAACCGCAACGGGATACCGGCGTTATGCAGGGCGGCGTTGATGTTCGCCTTGCGCCGGTTGCGGATACGCTTCCGCCGGGCTTCCCGCGCCTTGCGGACTTCCTCATCGCGCCGATTCTTGGCGTTCTTTTCCAGCGTGGGGCTGATAGCCCGTACCAGGGCCTCGATATCAGCCCATTCCCGCTCGGTGTTGCGGGTTTTGATTTCCTGCACAGTAGTCATTACTGTTCCCCTTTCATTCTGTTATTGTTTGCCTGCCGGATACAACGGCATCATCGGAAACACGCGCATAATCAAACACACATGCACCGTCGTATATCCAGCACTTTCCTGCATGGGACAGGTTCGCGGTGGACTGAACAAATCCCCCTTTGTCCCATTCCCTTACGTCCCCAAACGATACCGCAGCACGAATGCGATACAGCTTTTTATCGCCGATTCGTTTAACCTCATCGGTCAGCACATATTTCCTTCGCGTTTCCTACACCAACCTTTCAGCCCATCCAACGGGCTTCACGGATGCGGTAAATCATAGCCTGCCCTCCCGACAATCGAGCCGGAATGTCAACTCTAAGATTTTCTCCCGTGTTTTCCAGTCCGTCTGAGCGGATTTTTCCAGTACCTTGCGGACACGATCAGGGGCCAGTGAGAGCCCGTAGGCTATTAGCTCGTCCTCCGCCTTGCGCAGAAGCCTCCGAGCAGCGTTTAGCTCCGCTTCTAATCCACTCTCTGTCATAATTCGGCTGAGCTCAGTGTTGGCGAAGTTGAACGCATCCTCGTCCTCCATGCACCACAGGTGCTTAGGGATGCTTCCGTCCGGGTTCTTAATGGTATTCTCTACGATGTAGGCTGTTTCCCGTTCGTTTGCAGCTTCCTCCAGCACTTCCAATTGTGCCTTTGCCACAGCATAGGCCATTTGTTCTTTGTTCATAATAGTTCCTTTCAGTAGGCCATCCAACGGGCCAGGTTGATGATTGGTACCACATGGTACCGCTTCGCCCGTCCAACGGGCTTCATGGGGAAGTCTCTACTCTCCCGCAAAGTCTGGGGCTTACACCCAACCAACCGGGCGGCTTCTGCCACCGTGATCGTCTCCCGCTCAGGAAACAGTTCCCGGAGACGGGTCAGGTGGTCGTGAAATGTTGCTTTCTCCATCTTCCTTCCCCCTTTCCTTAGTAGTCCAGGATGCAAGGCCTCATTTTCTGGTGAGCCGGAATAGCTTTCACCGTCCCGGTTCTCCCTGTCTCCTTCATCCAGCGCTTCCCGTACCAGATAGCCGTGCTTTCCTTGGGGTAGGTGTAACCGCTGGTGCAAGGCATCACCGCGCCTTTGCAGGCATCAATGTCCTTTTGGTCCGGGGTAAACTCCCACTCGAAACTCTCTGCCATGGTATCACCTCCTTTCAGCTGATTTCCTGTCGTTCGTCAATGACACCGAGCAGATAATCAATGGAACACCCGAAGATGTTTCGCATATTTACAAGCACATCGGACGGAATAGAATTCTCGCCGTTGATATACCGGTTATAAGTTTCCTGGGAGATGCCAAGCATCCGGGACAACTTATACTTTGGAATCCGCTTGCGGCCACGTTCGGCCTCGATGTTCGCCCTCATCTAACCTCTCCCTTCTAGTAAAAATTTGAGTTTCTCAAACTCTGGTTATATCATAGTTGAGATTCTCGAATTTGTCAAGAGGTTTTTCGCAAAAAGTTAGAGAATCTCGAATTTCTTGTTGACATTTCCGAAGCAATGCGCTATTATATAGCTGTCGAAAGAAAGCGAGGATTTCAATATGGAATTCAAAATCAGAGAGGCACGGGAAGCGGCCAACCTGTCGCAAAGAGAACTCGCAAAACTTCTCGGAATCGCCCCGGCAACACTGCATGGATACGAAACCGGGAAACATGATCCTAAGTCTGACTTACTGGTTCAAATAGCGAGATTTTGCAGAACAAGCGTTGATTTCTTACTTGGCTTCGCTGATGGGAACGAAAAAGATCCTCCCGCCCCGCAATCTGCGAGACAGAAGGACCTTGTAACGAAGGAAGAAGTCGAGGCCGTGTTAGTCGGCCTGGGTATCACCAAGCCGGGTGAACACATCACCGACGCTGATCTGGACTTCCTCTCTAGTGTTGTCGTTCTGATTCAAGCATGGTTTAACAATAAGGGCAAGCAGGGCTAACACCCTGCGCGGCTCTTGGCACTGGTTGATGATTTCCGTCAATCGGTCGTTGTTTCCGTAGGTTGTAGTCATGTTATCCTCCCATTTTTCGCGGCGAGTAGGCGGTTGTACAACATCCGCAGCTCTCTGTCTGTCAGGCCATTAAGAATAGCCTGAATCTCCCCCAGCAACAGTAAGCGATCCATCCCTATACCTCCATTATATCCGATTGTGTTCTGGTGTAAACGCGGGGCGCGGGGTGGTTTGCGAAATCCCTTCCCCGCTCGTCCCTTTCCCAATTTTCCTTGGATTACCATAACATGGAAGGTGTGGAATATCCATTGCAAACTACGCAAGGGGCCTTTCAATATTTTGCATCCCCCCTTGCAATGAACGGAGATGTAGAAACGTGGGTGATGATGGTGGAAAATTTGCCAAGGCAGCAAAGGAGTTGAAGGAAGAAACAAGAGTAACACTAAGAGAAATTGCCGCTACATGTAACAGCTCCGAGAGTATGGTGAGCCGTTATATCAATGGGCAATCCGAACCGCCGCCGGACATTGCGGACGCAATCATGCACATGTTGAGGGCGGAGAAAGCGGCGCAGGACGAACGCGCCATGAGAAACAATACCACCCTGGCCCAGTTAGAGGAATCACAGAACCACCTAGAGGAAGCTTATAAGCAGCGCATCGCAGGGCTGTTGAAGCACCTGGAATACGAACGAAAGCAGAAGCGTATATTTTCCGTTGCGCTTTTGGCTACCCTATTCGGGGCTATTGTGTTCCTGTTGATCGACATATTCAACGGCGGACTGGGTTGGGTGAGGTACTGAGTTCCCAATGCCGCCGGAGGGCGGCAATAAATATATTTGGAGGTAAAAATGAATAAAAGAGTCTTAGCAGGCCTGACCGGTACCCTGTTGATGCTGTCCTTGTGCGCCTGTGGGAGCAGTGGTAGCACGACGGATGCACCGGCAGCGGATTCCGAGCAGGCAACCCCGCCTAGTTTGGTGGGCGAATGGGAAGCCAAGCTGTCCGATGAGGTGAGCCAGAAAGCCACCATCACCGATGATTCTATCACGGTTGATTGGGTGGTAGATGGTGATTCTATGCTGTACTGGGCTGGTACCTACACCGCACCCACCACGGCAGATGAACCTTATACCTGGGATTCCCAGAACGACACAGAGCAGACTAGCACCGCGCTCATGGCATCCCCGGACGAAACCAAGACATTCACATACCAGGACGGCAAAATCACTTATGACGTGACTGTGGACGGTAGCACCGTTACCGCCACCCTAGAGAAAGTGGATGGTGCCCAATGAAAAAACGTATAGCCGCTATTCTGTTCGGCTCTGCCCTGGCCCTGACATTGTGCGCCTGCGGCGGTGGTGATGCTGGTACGACAACTGATACCAACGAAAACAACGCAGAGAATACCACCCAGGCCGCTGACACTGCCAAGGACGAAGAAACGCCCAAAGATACTGCAAGCATTTCCACTGATAGCTATGATTTCTCCATCAAGGGCGCTTCTCTCACGAAAGACATAGAAGGAAACGATGCTATCATCGTTGATTGCACCTGGACGAATAACAGCGAAGAGACCACGTCCGCACTGGCAGCTTTGATGGGGCAGGCGTTCCAGGACGGCGTACAGTTAGAAAACGCTGCCGTCGAAGATCGGGATGGTGTTTATGACGGGAACGCACAATGGAAGGATATTCGCCCCGGAACCACCCAAGATTTTCAGCTTGCCTACGAATTGCCTAACACAACATCTAAGGTAGAATTTGAACTAAGCGTTTTCCTTGGCGGCGCTGAAAAAGCAACGCAGGAATTTGATCCTGCACAATTAAGCTAAAAAGAAAAGCCGTCCGGGACCCTGAATTCCCAGACGGCTTTTCTGCACCTAGCCCCCACGGCTAGGAGAAAACTGCAACTTTTTCAACTTCTCCGCGTTGCATCGGTACCAGTATAGCAGGGACGCTGTACCAATGCAAGGGTGGAGCATGGACATATTGAACAAAAAGAGAGGAGCCGCCCAAAATTCGAGTGCAGGCAGCTCCCCCTATAAACCCGACTAGACAACGCTGCTACGCTGCCAGTCCCTGCTAGTGTAGCACAACACAGGAGGAAAATCAACATGTTAAAACGGAAAGACGGATTGTATCAGGAATACATCATCATCAAAGAGGGTGGGCGCAGCAAGCGCAAATATTTCTACGGCAAAACCAAGCGTGAAGTTCTGAAAAAGATTCAGGACTACCGGGAAGCAGAGGAAGTCGGGCGGACGTTTGAAAGCGTCTCAGATGAATGGTGGGATGCCCATGTGAAAACACTAGCCCACAACACCACGAAATCATATAGCCCTGCTGTGCGCCGCGCTACGGGCTATTTTGGGGCCTGGTATATTAGGGAAATCAAACCGGTTGACATTAACAATTTCCTACTGGATTTCATCGAGGAAACCCACGCCGCCCAGAAGACGGCCAGTACTCAGCTGACAGTTATCAATCTGATCTGCAAATACGCCGTAGCCCGCGGTTACATCAACGACAACCCCGCCCGTGATTTGAGCGTCCCCCGTGGCCTGGAACACAAAAAGAGGGAAATAGCCAGTGATGATGATATCAAACGTATCCGGTATTCTACGGACTGCGCCGATGGGTTCGGGATGTTCGCCTACTGGGTGTTATACACTGGCCTGCGCCGGGGGGAGTTGCTGGCCCTGCGCTGGGATGATGTTGATATGCAGAATCGCGTGATTAACGTCCGGCGATCCGTGTACTACATCGGAACGCAGGCCAAAATCAAAACCCCGAAGACCGATGCAGGGACCCGACCGGTGCCGTTGATGGACGCCCTTTTTGCCAAGATCGGCAAAAAGGGTAAGGGGCTGGTGTTCCCCGGAGATGATGGAAAACTAATGCGAAACGCACACTTTGAGAACCTGTGGCGTAAGTATTGCAAGGAATCCGGCGTAACATGCAGCCCCCACCAGATACGCCACGCCTACACAACCATGTTGTATGAAGAAGGGATACAGGTGAACGATGCACAAAAAATTCTAGGCCACGCCCAAGCATCCACCACTCAGGATATTTATACGCACATTCGGCAGGTCCGGGCGGACAAGGTGAAGGAAAGCCTGCTGTCCGCCGATTACGACCTTACACCCCCTAAATTAAAAGTGTTGTAAAAAGGGTGTAGTGGTGTTAGGAAACCTTTGATTTACAAAGAAAAATTGATGGTTCAAATCCCTCCTTCTCCGCCAAACAGAAAACCGTTGAGTTTCAAGGATTTCCTTTGATTCTCAACGGTTTTTTGCTGGTTTTGGACGTTCCGCGAAGTACCCTGAGATACCACGAAAAACGCCTAGAATGGTGTAAAAAGGGTGTAGTGATTTTGGGGTTTCACGCCCTTTTTGTTGGTCTGGTTGTTTATGCGGTCATTTCACCACATATTCATAATATTTTGCCAGTTTATCCCCCGAAACGTTCTCGTCATCCAGGAAAGCGCGGGTCATTTCAGTGTAGAAATCTACGTTAGAAATACCGAGCTTTTTGGCTACATTGACGAAATCGGAATAGATCATATTCATCGCCGCCCAGAACTTAACAGGGTCCTCATTTACCCCGCGTTGTTCCATCACCTTGTTGGTTTGGTCAATCGTCCAATGTGGGCCAGTGGTGCCATCCTCATTCTGCATCCGGCGCGTCCACTCTTGGGCCATCTGCATGTCGAAACGCGGCGAAACGTTGGATTCTGCACCGCCGGTCATGGCACGGTTTCCGGGCATACGTTCCATTTCGTTGTACCGGGGAACGGTAGCATCTGCGCCGCCCATATAAGGACCGTCACCGCGCTCGAACCCAATGGGGCGGGTTGTTTTAGCAGGTTCCACGTATCCGCCGTTTCTAGTCCACGTATAGCCAGGCTCACGCCCTCCCCTAGCGTCGTAGCCTCCATAAGGGGGGTAGTAATAGGGCATAGTGTCCTGGGGTGCGTAGCGGCCATTGTCGTAGTGTTCGCGGCCATTGGTATCACGGAAACGATCATCTACATCGTAGTTGTGACGGTGTTCCTGCCAGTTGCGGCGTTCGTTTTCCTCGCGATCATCGGAATCCTTTTTGCTACCAGAGTTTAGGAGCATCATTCTGCTAAATTTACTCATCCTGCGCCGCCTCCTTCATTAGTTGTTGGGGCCGTTCCGTCGATGGAAGCCAGGGCGTTGTTTGGGGAACAGCATGGACGGCCCAACAGTTTGAATGTGCCACCCGTGGCCGTTGTCGAAATTCTGGTGCTGTACCGTGTTCTGGTTCGCAGATTACAAGCCGTTGCCTGGGTGCAGTCTGCACGATTCAGTGGGTACAACTGGGTACCGGTGCCGATAGTGATAGATACCGGCGCATTGATGGTAGCCGCCGCAGGGATGTTCTGGGCGATCACCAGGCAAACTTTTTGCCCATCGCTGTAGCTACCTGCCGGAATATTGATGATAAGCCCAGATACAGCGGAATAGTTCACCGCCTGGGAAATCACCAGTTTGTCGCACAGGCGGCAAATCGTCTTACAGACCATTATTTTTTGTCCCCTTTCAGTTCATCTAATTTTTCGGAAATTTCGCGCATCCATGCGCCGCCGAAAATTATCATTATTGCCGCGAACATGAAAAAATCGCTGCTGTTGTCCTGCTGGTAATCCGGTGCAGAAGAACGTCCCAACCCGAAGCCATCACCCGGCTTACTTGCTGCATTGGCCATTCTGCTACGCCAAATTATGTTCTGGAAATCTTGGAAATCGTTGAAATCAAACATTTTTATTCCCCTTCCTTGTCGAAACAATCAGAAAATGCTATCATCAACAGCATGAGCGAAACGGATAAGCCGCCGTCCTCAGAGGTACAGGGAAATCCGTTGTCTCGCAGCAGGATAACAGCTTCCCGCTGTTTTCCATCCCGTAGCATGTCAACCGCTCTGTCGAAAATTTCTTTTTCCATGCGTCACCTCTCAAAAATAGGCGGCAGGAAAAACCTGCCGCCTTTAGTATCACGGCATAGCCGGAATGTGTTGAATCAGCAACCGCAGCCGCTATTGCAGCCACAGGAGACCCCTACACCAGTGTAGGGATTTGGAACCTGGTAAGCCGGAATCGGTGCCGGGTTGATAGCGTTGATGATCTTCGCCGTCTGGTCCGCCTGGGACGCCACAAGGTAAGTGTTCTGTGCGGCCTGGGAAGCGGCGAATTTCAAGCCCTGGTTTTCGGCCTGGAGCGCCGCAATCTTCTCTGCCTGCCGTGCGGTTTCCATCTGGTCGATTCGCGCAATGATCCGGTCGGTGTCGTTGTGCGTGGACTGGATGATATCACGGGCGTTGGTTGCGGCATTGTAATTGGTATCACAGAAGCCGCGCTCCACCTGCCGCTGAGTATCACAGCAGCAGGACTGCATCTGGTTACCCAGAGCCGTGAGGCCAGCCGTCACGCCAGTAAAACCGGTGTTCATGTTCTGAGTTACGCCGTTGATAAGCTGGGCATTCTGGTAACCCATGGCGCAGATAGCATTATCAACACCGTGGAAGCCGTTGGAAACCACCTGCTGCATGCTGTTGAAACCGTTCAGCATCCCGGTATTCATGGCATAGAATCCATCGCAGAGGCCGCTCTGCACACCACGAACGGCGTTATCAAGGCCGTTGAAGTTAAAGGATTCGCACAGGTCTGCGCGGGTGATAGCCCCCTGTAAAGCGCCACCGTTCGCGCCGTTGTTGCCCCAGCCGAAGCCGTTGCCACCGAAGATGAGGGCGATAATCAAGAACGCAAAAATCCAGGAACCATCGCCGCCCCACATACCGCCGCCGTTGCAGTTGTTGTTATCAGCCTGTCCGGCCAGATAACCAGTCATCATTTCGTCTGCCATTCGACAAACCACCTTTCAGTTAGATTTGACGATTTTTGTCAAGATTCGCCAACTGAAAGGGTTAATTTATGTTACCGGTTGCTGGGAATCGTGATTCCTAACTGCCGGGCCACATCGTTCAGGCTTACGCCCCGTTCGTTTGCCATGTTCTGGGCCATCTGCTGCAACTGCTGGGTTGATTTGCCCTGCATCATCCGCATGGCCTGAGAAATCTGTGGATTCTGGCCTGCTAGCTGTTGCAGCATCCCCATAGGATTCCCGCTTCTAGCGGCCTGCATCAGAAACATCATGGGGTTCATCTGCACCATTTTTTATCCCACCTTCCATTTTCTCTAGTTTTCTAACCCTATCTGCCAGGGCGTTGAAATCGTCCATCGTTACGCCCTGCGCCGGTTTTGGTTCCGGCTGTGGCGGCGCTAAACGGAATTCAGCAAAATCCGCCGCCCCAGTGTTCGGGTTGAATCGCTTAAAATATATGATTCCGTGGGGAAAATCAGGCATCAACGTACCAGGCCCCAGAAAATCAACCTGCATGGCAACCGCTTCCTCCCGTCCTGTTACCGGGCGGCAGATATAGCCGCTGTTGCTCTGCTGGATTATAGAGGGCTGGTAGTTCTGCCCCTGCTGGTATACCTGATTCTGTTGATAGCCCTGCACGTTTTGGATTTGGTTGGGCATCTGATAGTTGCCGCTGTAGTTCGGCACACTGTAAGCAGCCATAGTTATCACCCCTCGTTCTGAATAAATTTTACCATCTCCCACTCCCACGCTTGTTCAAATGATGCCCAATTCCTGCTCAATTTATGCTCAATTTATGCCCAACAAAAAAGCCCGCCCCCAAAATGGGACGGGTTTCGACACTGGGAATGTGGTATTTTATAGCTACCTTATTCTCCCCAAGAGAAAAGGCAGCCCCCACCGGTACGACGCAGAAAACCGGCGGGGGCTTTTGTTTCGTCATGTTGTACACCTAGCAGGTGTATATTTGTACAGTATGTCAATTGCATCATGCACCTTCTAGGTATATAATAAAAGCAGTTAAGAGAGGAACACAACCAAGGAGGCAACATCATGAAAAAATTAGAGAAAAGCATCCGCAGCTGCATGAATGCCTACGGCCCCGCCCTGCGAAGCGGTCACATTGTCGTGCAGGGCAAAATGCCTGGCCATGTCCTGGAGGACGGCGTGGATCGGATGCTAGATCATGCCTATGCGGATGTAGAGGACGGTGTGGTAACCGACATCCGTATGTATTTTGAGCAGGAGAGCCGCCAAGCACACGACTACAAAGGCAACAGCCTGGAGATCACCAGCGAGATCGAGGACTGGTTTGGGAGTTGCGAAAGCTGGGATGATTTGATTCAGCGGATCGTCCACGCCGTGGAGGAGCACCAGAAAGACGGTCAGGACGCGCTGTCGCCTGCCGCGATTCGCGCCGCCACAGGCCTGAACAAAAAGGAATTTACATCGCGGTATAAAATCCCATACCGCACCTGGCAAAATTGGGAGCTTGGAATAGCGCCTTGCCCGGAATACATCCTCCTGTTGCTAGATCGTGCGGTTCAAGCAGATTTCAGAGAATAAAAAGCACCGGGTTTCCCTAGTGCTTTTCAGCTATCTCCCGTTCGTTATTTTGTATACCTAGCAGGTGTATATTTGTGCAGTATGCCAATTGTATTTTATACCTAGCTGGTGTATAATAAAGGCACAGTAAAGGAAGGGGAACAAACCCCACGGAATTTAGGAGGAAACGAAAATGAACGCAAAGATGAACGAACTGTTTGAGATCGTGAACGCAAACGCTGAAATGATGGACACCAACCGCATGACAACCGATGAAATCCTCGAAAGCATCCACTGTGGTGTGGACGAAGAGGGCGAGATCGTTGACCTGGATACTGGAAAGCCGACCGGAATCTGGTATGAAGAAGTCGAATACTAATCGCAGAGTGACAGGGGCCTTGCCCCTGGTAATGCGGGAGGGTGTAAGCCCTGCGGTCACAACCCCGCTAAAATAGGAGGAAACCGGAATGGAAAAAACTAAAATCTGTGCCATTTGCGGTGCAGAATTCTCCGGTGACACGCTGGCTACACGTTGCCCGGCGTGCTACCGGCGATACCGCAATGAGAAAAACGCAGAGTACAGAGCTAGGCATGGCATCGTTGCTCGTGAAAAAAAGCGCAGTACAGGCACGCAGGACCCGAACAGCATCATCCGGGGCGTCTCCTGGCATGCGGGGATACAAAAATGGTATGTATCCTATCGCGGGAAATATCTTGGCACTTTTGATGCGTTAGAGGATGCGATACAGGTGCGAAAAATGGCCGAAGCGGACGGCCCGAAACGTTTTTGTGTGGTTTGTGGAAACCCGATTCCACCGGAAAGCGTCGGAAATGTCCTCACCTGTTCCTCCGAATGTTCCAAAATCAGGATGCAGCAGAACAGCAGAAAACGGGAACAACGAAAAAGAGCAGAACAGCAAAAATTTTGTGCTGTTTGCGGGAAGCCAATCCAGAAACTAACGCGCGGCCCAGCGAAATTTTGCTCGGAAGCGTGCCGGGATAAAGCGTATAGGGCTAAAAAAGAGGGGACGGAGTAATCCGTCCCCTTTTCACAGACTTTTCCGCCTGATACTCGCCAAATCGTTGTTGACGGTCCCTCGACTCACATCGAGTTCAGCGGCCACGTCCTCGATGGCCCAACCTCTCCGGTAGTGCAACTCAAAAGCCGCCCGCTCCCGGTCCGTGAGCCATGGATTCCCGTGCATTTTCTCGAGCTGTGCGGGGCTGTACCGATACCTGGGCATGGTACCACCCCCTCACTCAAGCACCCCCAGACGGCCCAGCACAGCGGCCAGCTCATCCCGCTTGACAGGGCGCTCCGGCTCCTGCCCGTCCACGATGCCTTTCAGCGTGGCCTTTTCCCAATGGCCTTGCTTCCGGCTCCACTCCGGTTCCGCCACGGCGGCGGCAAAGGTCATAGCCTTGGTATACAGTGCGTAGGCCTGCGCCCCCGTCATTTCTGCCAACAATTTGTTGATGTCCATCTCGTCATCCTCCGTTTCCGCCCCCAGCCGGTTGTTTACGGCCTGGGCAATCGCCGCGTGCTTATTATACAGGTAATCCCCCGGACAGGCCTTATTTGCCGTCCACCGATGCACCACCATGTTCTGCTTGTCCCACTCGCCCATCAAGCTCTTATCCCCCCGCCACAGCAGGCGGGGGATGTTATTCCGCTGGCAGATATCCATCAGTAGCTCAATCAGGCTGTTGAGTGCCGCCGCATTGCATTTGCACACCCCGTCGGCGTCGCTGGCAACCTCGATGGTGATGATCTGGTGGTCGATTGGGTTGCTGGTACACCAGGCCCGGTTTTCCTCCCGGCAGACCTGGGCAATGGAGCCGTCCCCACCCACGACATAGTGGCAGCTAGCCCCGTTTTTTTGCTTCACGGCAAAGCGGTTCATGTCCGCAAAGCTGCGGGCGGGCAGATTCCGCCCTCCAGCGGTGCAGTGGATTGCCACGCCCTGGATAGTCCCCTGCCGGGGCTTGGTGCAGTTGGGGGAGTAGTGGACGTAGGTGGCCAGGCTGGATTCACTCATTTTTCGTCCCTCCATCCGTCTTTTTCGTGAAGAAATACGTGATGATGGCCCCGTAGGCCGTGCAGAACAGCGTCACAGCGTCCTGGTTCACGTTCACCGGCGCAAACAGTAAGGCGATCATCGCCCCGGTCATGGCCAATGTCACCAGGCTCTTCACGTCCAGCAGCTTTAACAGTTGTTTCATACGTTTCCCTCCCTACAAAAAATCGTTGTTTTCCAGCCGCGCTCTGTACACGTTCTCGATATGCCCAATGGAGATAGCGGCCTTATCATTCGGAAAATCGGGGTGAGTAGAACAGTAGCGGTTATACTCGGTGATGTCTTCCAAAATCTCATTAAAATGCTCTTGGCTATGCCGCTCCCCTTGGAGTAATTCATCGGCAAACCGCAAAATCCGCACCCGCAGGCGCTTAGCTTTGTCCCTAGCATCCGCTTCGATGTGACTTTTCAGTTGTTCAGAAATCCCGGACAACTGCTCTGTAACGTCTCCCAGAATGGCTTTCCCGATTCTCCGGGCCAGCCACGTCCAGGGGTTGATTTTAATGGGGATGATCTCGATAGCAACGGACGAACCCAGCACAGCCAGGAGCGCCGTGATGATCTGCTCAGGTTCCATATTCTGGCACCTCGTTTCTTTAAGTTTGGCCCCCGCAAAACGCGGGGGCCGTTATGCTTACTGTGCATCGGCAGTGCCACCGTATTCGGAGGGCACCAGTTCGGGCAGACCGTATTCATCAATGATGATCTCGGCAACGCGGCTCTTCAACTTAGCGGGCACCTTGGCAAACTCAGTTTTGCCAAGAACAACCCTAGTCGCGAACAAAACAGCAACCATGTCAATTCCTCCTTTCTTTTAATCTATATAGGAAGCGCAAATATGCGCATACCTTCTGATGGGTTTTCGTTTTCCAGATAACCAATCTTGTAAGGTTTTTCTGGGAACGCCGTAATACTCAGCGCAGGCAGTGACGCTATCAAAAATTCCATCTGATGTTTTCACTCTTCTGGAACGCATCTTAGCTGCTGCACGTTGTTTTTCTGTGCAGCCCGGATGTTTGCCCTTATTCCAGGGCACAACCCCTTTTTTGGCTTCGGACATTTTCTTTCTGGTTTCAGCAGAAAAAACAGTGCCTTTTTTCAATTCGGACTGGTGTTCGCAAAACTCTTGGCTTCGTTTCATGCCAGCGCTACAGCCGCCACCTTCACTTAGGTTGTATCCTTTTTCTCTGTTTGTTGCATCAAAGAAACGGATAAGTTTTTTCTCAACGTAATTTGCGCGTTCTTCGGAAATCCCGGATAGCACGACGATGTGCCGAAACCCGCTCCATCCGTATTTTTCGATAGCGTGTGCAAACGGTGTCTTTGCGCTATATCCCATGATATAGCCCTTACCATCGCGCCACCTGCTTTGAACCCGCTGGCTTGTTATGCCGATATATACTTTCCCGTTCGCTTTGTTCTCATGGATGTAGATGCTCCATGTTTTAGGCATAGACAATCTCCGCCATTTCTGCGATACAGTCCTCGATAAAATCCGACCGTTCGGTCTGGGCTTTCACCTGCGCTTTGAGCAGCTTGTTCTCCGCCTGCAAATCCTCCACAGTCACAGGCTTCTCCGGCTCCACATCCGGGTGCTCTGCGTTGTAGGCGTCCAGCGCCTCCTGATCCACCACCAGCGCCGCCACAGCACTGTCAACGATAGTGAGCGTGCAGAAGCCCTTAGTGTTGATGTAGTCCATCAGCAGGGTATCGGGGAGAGAGACGGAGTTGGGGAAGGGGGTGGAGGTGGGGTTACCGTGGTTTGGGCCTGTTGGGTTGATGTAGTACATGGGGATACCTCCTTAGCCGATAGCTACATAATAATATGTAACTCCAGCTGAATTTTCTTGCTTATATTGGTCTCTTGTTGAATACCAAGTTATCGTCTTCCCATCAGTGCTTTTTTTACACCATGAATACGCTAAATCCCCGAATCCGCATCTTGATCTATAATCATTATCAAGAAAGTTTGGTATAGTGGCAACTCCACCTTCACCTGGAAAATAAATCCCTTCTTTACCGGAAGAAGACCCCAATTCCATAATAAATTTAGCCACAAAATCAAACGTCAGACTACACGGGTTATCTTCCCCATACGTCCCCGTCCCCACATAACTAACAACCTGCACCCTCGCTTTATCCCCCAACTTCCCCAGGTATTCGATAGTGGTTCCAGCAGGGATAGCAGCGTAGCCGGTGACGGGTTGGTATTTGGATGCCCAACAAGAACTATCTAATCTTGTAAACAATGTGTCAGATGGGAAAAATACCACGGTGCCAATCGGAAAATCTGGTTCGTATCCAGTATCGCTGACAGATGTGCAAACCGCATACTTCCCGGCCATTTGTTGCGCATTGCTGGCGACAGAACTAGATGAGCCAGAAAGAGATACAGATGAGGGATTGGCGATATTCACCGTGCCATCATCAGATACGGTTAACGATGTTCCGTATTTCCAATATGCGTCTCCCTGTACATAAGACGACGATACGCGGAATTTCCCGCTCACCACCTCCCCCAACGTATACCCCGCCGGTTTCGCATCGCTCCCCTCTTGATACGCATTGGGCTTGGTTGAGACAGGGTAGGTGGTGGTTGTTCCGGCGGGGATAATGCCGTGGGCGTTGACTTTCTGGCACTTCGTAAATTCCAGATAGTATAGATATGCCCCGTCGTTTTGCTGCACATACGTACCATGGATTTTCCCGTCACTGGGTACCCATACTACATCACCGGCAGCAAAATTAGAATTGATGGCATTAGCGTTGATGCTTACGATTTTAACAAAACGATTAGGCGTAAACGTGTAGGAATCGCCATAGGCGACAGAGATATTGCTTCCCCAAGATGCTTCAATAATTCCGTTATCATTAACGGTAATTGATGTTGCTTCTTGAATCACAAAATTAACGTAGCTGCTGCCATTTATTTGGCAAGCTATATACGATGATCCGTGTGTAAGAACATCCCCAAGCTTATAACCAGCTGGAACAGGTTCTGTAGTTACGGTAGTTTTACGCCACACATGCAACTCCCCCGTATTCCCCAACGCCTGAAACATGCCGTCGGGGGTGGTGGAGGGGGGGAGGCCGATTTGAGCGGCGGTTGCATCTTTCAGCAGGTTGGCCTTGTTCAAGGGCGTTCCTACCTGCTGAAATCCCGCGTTGTTAATGCCGTTGAGGTCTATCGGGAATGTACCAGCTTGGAGCATTGCAAGGGCGTCCGCCCAGCTAGTCCCAGCGGGTACCGCACTTTTCAGGAATCGGCTGTTACCAGTCCCCTTTAATACAGAATCGATCATATTACACCTCCCCGCTGAAAACTTCGCCGCTGGTTATCAGCGTGATTTTCAGCGATTCGATTGTTTTGTCCAGGTCTTGGAATATCGTTTCGATATTGTTCGCCTGGGAATAAGTTAGGTTGGATAGGGATTCGGGAGCCGGTGGTGTATTCTCTGGCAGGATGAATGCCGCACGGATGTTTTTTACATCGCTGATATACTGCGCCGCCTGCTCCGGGGTTGGGATATCACCGTTGGCCCAGTCCGTTTTAGGGGCTACCTCAACAGAGGTACCAGCATCGTCACGCAGTCTATCCCGAAGGTAAGCCACTGCCTGGCCGACACGATTCATGTCGGTATAGTTGTAACTCCCCTTCATCACGGTCAGAAACGCGGTAATTTCCGCTTCCGTTGCGTTTCCGGTGCTGATTTTCTGGGCCAAACTAACAGCTTCGGAAACATCCGACGCTGTGCGATCCGTGATTAGGGCGTCGATGATACTACCGTTTTCTGTAATTGCTGAACGCTTTACACCCATTGAATCACCTACCATTCTACAATTACACACCCAGGTTTTCCGTTCTCCCCGGCTGTGCCCTCCGTAGCTCTTGCGGCTACATAGGTATAATACATGCCGGTTTCTTTGTCTTTGCGCTGGGCGTATTTACCATTGCGTCCCTGCTTGCCGCCTGCGCCGCCCGAACCTTCCAGGCCGGTGATTGTACCGGCGTAGTCAGCACCCTTCTGAGCGTACACAGCGCCACTCTGAATGTCCATCAAACCGGAGGTGTAGATTTTGCCATTCGCGGACGTGAATACGCCGAATGTGGTAGCGCCGCCGTCCGTGCCCTTGGTACCATCCTGTCCCTTTGCACCACCAGCGCCGCCGGTACCAGCCGCGCCACAAGCGTAGGTGTATGATTGGTTTTTGGTGGCGGTTGTTTCGATGATGAACACCTTGCCGCCATTGCCGCCGATGCCGCCGTCGTTGTCCTTCGGATCGAACGAATCACCCCACAGCATATTGCCGCCGCCGCCGCCCATGCCGCCGTTGCCGCCGCCAATCAGCGTGAGTTTGATTGCACCAGCTTGAGGCGCTGTCCAGGTACCGGAACCAGTAAGAACGATTTTGTTCTGATACATGGAATCGTTGGGAGATTGCACCAGTTCGGACGGGTTGGAACGCATAACACCATCTTCTAGGGTAAGTTGTTGCTTGTACAGACGGGCGGAAATGGTACTCTTGAATTGCGTATCGACAGCCTGGATATCCCCGCACTCACTGGATGGATTACCCCGGCTTTTCACGTTGAACGAACGTCCGCCGTATTCAAACAAGCAGGAAATAACTGCCTTTCTAGCATCCGCTTCGGTGTGAATAAATGGGTTATCCACACTCAGGGAAACTTCGGATTCGGTGTTATTCCCGGAAAATGTGACTTCGTTGTTGTTGTCCAGCTTAAACGTGATATCTGCTATGTCATCGTTTGCCGACATTTCCGGGTATTCGTACATGTTATCTAGGGTAATTCGGTTCCCTTCGTCCTGGGCCAGCTTTCCGACACGCAGGTAGCCGGTCGCGAAATCCTGCCGGGGCCATGCGTTGATTGCCATGCATAGAAAACGTAGCATCTCACCGCATTTTTTGTCCTTGATATCGTCCTTCGTGGCTGTAATGGAAATGTCCTTTACAGCATCTTCCACGATGTAGTTTGTGCGGAAATTCGCGCCCAAGCTTGCCATAATAGCCTCTACCCAGCCGGATACTTTCGTTGGCAGGGTTTCGGGGACGATGAAATTACGCTTAGTCAGCGCCCCGATAACGTCCACAAGGGACCATTCAACGGTGAGGTCTTGCAGTTTCCAGCCTGCACTTTGCTGGTAGTAGGTACCACCTGGCAACCATTCGACTGTCCCATCTTCCAGGTATAGACCCAGCTCCACGACGATTCTTTGCCGATCTTCGATAGATGTAAAGATTGTGTTTGGGGCATAGGGGTCGAAACGATGGTCTTTGTTTTCTACCCGGATATCACAAGTCGAATACGGGATTTTCAACCCGGAAAACGTTACTTCCGTTAGAATATCCACGGACTGCAAAACTTTCGTGTCCCATGTTTCATACAGGCCGAACAGCAGGCGCAGAACCCGAACAACGCGGTTAGGCAGAGACCACTTCTTGATAGTCAGCCGCGCCCGTGTTGGATAGTTCACCGTGAATCCGTCAATCACTACGCTGGTATCTCGGTTGTTCGTCACAACCCTGGTATACAGCAGGTTATCGCCGCTCCAGACGTGGATTTCAAACTCGGTTGGGTATCCGTCCGCCACCTTGCTAGAAAACTGCGTTGTGACGGCCTGTAAAATCTCGATGTTGGACACTGCGATTTCGATGTAGGGATAGGGTTCAGAAAAGCTTCCATCCTGGCCTGATAGGGTCTCCCCTTCCCAACCAATCTGTCCCCGTCTATCCGCCGGGTCGCTGGGCCGGATGGTAAAGCTACCATCCAGTACCCAGCGATTCAGTTCCAACGTTGCGATAGTATCCGGGCTTTCATCGTTGCCACGATTCGTCACCTGGGCTGAGTTGGAGATAGGCCCTTCCTCGTTGGGAGTGATGCTGTTAATGGTTGCATCCGGGTCTACCAGGTCGAACACCGCACGGACTAGCTGTTTCCGAGAATCAGCCACGACGGCGGCATCGTATTCTGCGCTGTGTTTAATCATGGCCGTCTATCTCCTCGAATACCAGTTTGTACCCGCCCCAGGTAGGGCCAGCGTCTCCCCAGCGGGTGAGCGTGGGTTGGGGTTGTTCTACCAGATGGAACCACCCCTGCACTAACTCTTTCCCACCGGTGGAGGGCAGGAAAAATAACTGATGCCGACGCTTCGCTTTCATAGCCTCTGCAATCCGCTGCATTGTAGCATAGTCGATTGCGGACCATTCCAGTTCCACGTGCCAGATGGTGGCGCGAACCTCTTCGACACGCCGCCCGGAAATCATGCGCTCTGAGATGCCCAACTCTTCCTCATAGGCGGTGTAGTCCCCCTCTTCCAAATCTTCGACTTCGATTCCGTCGATAGAAAGGAACATGTTACCAGTATCTTCGTTCATTTTCCCACCCCCTTAATCGCTTACTATGCGCGGACTTTGGTCTTCCACGGCTCGGATATCATCAATCAGGCCGCGGGCAACCTCTTTGCCGTTCAGGTTCAGCACGATTTCCTTGCTCCGTCCCTGGGCGCTGGATGCTAGGACAATGGCATTTGCCAGCCCGGTCAGGTCCTCGGTTTTCAGAGACGCGGCCTGCGCCGCCTTATCGTTTACCGTACCAGTCAGCCGCCCAGAGAAGTCGGAAACATCGGCGTTTACCGTCCTGGAAACAACGTCGGCAGCGTTGATTCTATCCAGTTCTGCCAGGATGCTATCAGATACGGATTTTGCTATTGCTATGGCCCGTTCACCACTGATAGCCAAGCCGTCACCGAAAGCGTCCATTGCTTCCTGTCCAGCAGGCTTAAACTCATCCGGTAACTTATCCAGGTATTCGTCATGGATAGCGTCGATCTCCGTCTGATAGATGGATTGGGCCACCTTTTTAGATGCTGCTTCCTTCTCCTGCCACAAAGCCATATAGTTCTCATACTGATCATCCGCCATGCCCAACAGGGCGTTGGCGTACTTCATGGCTTTTTCTTGGTCCAGGCCAAGGACTTCATCAAGCAAGCTGTCCGCAATTCCTCGATCTTTCAAGGCTTGGATGGTATCGCCATATTTGTTGATAGCGTCGATGCTTTTTTGCAGGTTTGTCAGCTGGAAGATATCATCTTCCTCGGTGAATAGATCAACATCGCTTAGTTTGCCCTGCAAACTATCCCGGCTGCTTTCAACGGCGTTCAGTGCTTTTTCGTAGTTGTTCTTGATTTCGTTCAGGGCATCCGCTTGGGATTTCAGCGCTTCTTTCTGGGCCGCTTCCTGCTTTTGAAGCTGTTTCTCATTCCAATCTTCATTCAGCTTGTCGATATCAGCCTGAATCTTTTCCCTGTCCTTGACTTCTGCCTTGGCTAGTTCGTCGTTCTTTTCCTTTAGGTTTTTCTTGTGCTCAGCAAGCTCTTTAGCCGCTGCACGTTCATTAGCTGCCGTTTCGATTTTTTCAATCTCATCGTTCAGCTTTTCAACCTCTTTGGAAACGATGTTAGCAACATCTCTAGCTGCATCGCGGGCCAGCTTGATGTTTTCCTTCAAACCGTTTGCAAGGCCTTGAATGATATTCACGCCGTATTCATAGAATACCTTGGACGGCGAATGAATCCCTAAAAGGCTGGTAAAAGCACCCTTGATTTGCCCGGCAAAGCTTTTGATTTTGCCAATAGCCGCGCTGATTTTGCTGGAAATACCATTGATTAGTCCCTGGATGATGTTGGCACCGATGGATTTCAGCTGTCCAGGCAACGAAGAAAGCGTTGATTTGATGTTGTTGCCAACCTGCACCATTTTGGCCCTGGCCTGGGACGCCATCTGAGAACCCCAACTAATCAGAGCAGATAGAGCGCCTGCTAAAGCGCTGGTGATTTTACCAGGCAGAGATGAGAAAAACGTGATAACCGCGTTTACGGCGTTGCTTGCCGCCTGCCGCATGTTGGCTATCATCTGCGATCCCCAGCTACGAACAGCGGCACCCGCCGTTGTTAGTGCGCCGGTGATTTTGCCAGCAAGATTCTGGAACCATGTAACCACCGCATTAACCGCATTGGTTACGGCGTTCACCATCGTTTGCTTAACGTTGTTGCCCCAGTTGCGGATAGCAGCACCAGCCGCTGTTAAAGCACTTGTAATCTTGCTTGCCAGCCCAGAAAACCATGTAACAACCGCATTGATAGCGTTGGTCACAGCGTTTACCAGCGCTTCCTTCGCTGAGGTGCCCCAGTTGCGAATAGCCTCACCTGCCGCTGTCAGTGCGTTGGTGATGTTTTCAGGCAGGTTTTGGAACCAGGTGATTACTGTTTGGATTGCGTTGGGTAAGGTGGTGCTGAAAAATGTAATCAGCGCACCAATTACCGTTACAACGGCGGTAATTACGTTTGCCAAAAATTCAAGAGCAGCACTGAGAGCTGTGATAGCTACCGTTGCCGCAATTTCGGTAAATTTCTGGAAAAACTCACTGATTACCGCCGTTCGTTCTGGCGTAAAAACCTTGCCTATGGCTTCTCCTAATGTGGAAAACGCCGATTTTACCCCTTCAATGGGGCCAGAAATCCAGCCTGCAACGTCGGGGAATAGGTTGCTCAGACCATCCAGGATGAGGTTTCCTAAATTGCCGAGAATTCTTCCAATAGTTGGCCCGACATTTTGAATGACCGTAACAACGCTTTGGACTAGGTTCTCTGTAAGAGCGCCAAGGTCTGCGTCCGGGCTTGCCAGCCCGACGAGCCAGTTTTCCCAAGCACCCTTCATGGAGCTTACGCTACCCTCGATGGTGGTAGCTGCTTCCTTCGCCGTGGTGCCAGTGATACCGAGATTGTTTTGTACCTCGTGGATAGCCTCGATCATTGTCGCAAACGACACATTATCTAGGCTGCTGATTTTTTTACCAAGGACGCCCGAATCGTTGATTAGGCGAATCATTTCTGATTGCGTGCCGCCATAACCAAGTTTGAGGTTGTCTCATTTTGTTACCATTTCGGCTTTTTATCCGAAATTTCTTGCACTTTTGTTCGTGCAAGTTCAGCATATCTTTTCACCCACAGCGTTCCTGTTTGGGTGTCGCGGCCTCGTGGGTGGATTATATCTTTTCACCACCTATGCGTTGCCCCTGTCCACGGTTCCCGTGTCCTTCGGTTCGGGGTAGCGTTTCAGCCTTCCCGCTTAATTCCGCGATAAGCTCCCAGCCGTTTCCAGCTAGGCCGCCAAACACTTTAGCATCGTATAGTTTTGCTTAGCAAAACCTTGGTAAGCGTCCTGTATGCTCTGCATGTCGGTGCCCATCTTGTTTGCATTGTCCGACATGTCGGTGATAGCTCGGTTTGCTATCTCTGCCGCCTTATTTACGTCACCGCCCAGGCCAGAAACCAGAGACGCGGCGAACGATGTAGCCGTCTCCATGTACTGGTTGGCAGAAAGCCCGGCTGTTTTGTAGGCGTTAGCGGCGTACTGTTGCATCGTGCCGCTGGCCTCTTTGAATAGGGTATCAATGCCGCCTACGTTCTGCTCATAAGAAGCGTAGGCTTCGACAGCTTGCTTGCCGACGTCAATCATAGCCTCGCCGAGTTTTTTAACGGCTTCGATAGCTAACTCAACGCCTTTGGCGGCAAGGTTGCCCATGAAGGTGCCTTTGAAAATATCTCCGAATTTGCTAGCACTGCCACCGGCTTCATCCATCTGGTCACCGGCATCATCGGCAGCATCACCTAATCTATCCAGATCCTCTTCTGCATCATCGGCTGAATCACTCAACCTGTCTAGGTCCTCGCGTAGATGGTCCGCGCCGTCCGAATTTGTGCTAAACGGGTCGTTTCGCAGTTCATCGAACGATGATTCAAGATCATCTAGGTAGGAATCCATATCGTTCAGCGAATTGCCCAGGTTTTGGGCACCATCCGCCGCCGTGGAAAACGGATCGTTGTTCAGCTCATTCAGTGAGGCGTCGATTTCATTAAGATATGTATCGATATCACCAAGGGAACCAGAAATACCCTCTGACATGCCCCGCGAAGCGCTGGAAACAGTCTCAAATGAACCAGTGATACCCTTTAGGTTGTTTGCTAATGCTTCAGCAGCAGATGAAACTTGTTTGAACGAGTTTATTACTTCGCTGGCATCACCGTTAATTTCGATGGTAACGGAACCATCAGCCATTTACGTCACCACCTTAATCACCTTTCCCCTTCTGTTTGACGTATTCCTCTGCCTCCTGGTATCTCCTGTTGATTTGCGCCAACAATTCAGCGTCGCGTTCTTCCACCGTCATGTGCTTTTTGCGGTCTACGGTATCCTTGATAGCGTAGATTTCACGCATTTTCTTGAAATGTTTGCGGCGCGTCCGGTCCAGCTTGTTTAAGTCCGCCGTTCGGTACATAATCCGTTGCATAAAATTGCTTTCATGTGGCAGGTTGAACAGCAGGCGGCGAAACTCCCACCAATGTAAGTCTGCCTTGGTAAGGTCGATGTTGTAGTAAGTAAGAAAAGAGGAAGAGATAGCTTCGGCGTCTTGCTCAAAGTCGTATACTCTCCCTCCCTTCTTCTTATCCCCTTGTTTTGGTTCTCCGTCGGCTTGATTGTACCCACGGAAAAAGCCAAGCATGGCATCAACAGCGGCCTTAACATCGGCAGGGACAGAGCCTCGGTAGAAAAGGCTTAGTAGGCCAGCTACATCCGGCTTTTCTTCCTTCAATACCTCTAGCTCTATCGCCACTCCGACGCGGAAGCTAGGGTCTATCGGCACCTGTCTCCCGTTGACTTCAACATGATCCGGTAGCGCTCGAAATGGGTTAGTTCGCATCGGGCTTGCGCAGCTTCACCCGCTCGGCGGCTTCTGCGCGGCGTCGTGCCCGTTCCTCTGCGCGTCTCTGCTCCCGGTTGGTGGGGGTGGCGGCAGCGCCGGGCACGGGAAGTCCGTTCGCGATATCCTTGATGGAAACCATCTCTTCCGCCACACGGCGGACGAAATCGCCGTATGCAAACACGATAGCTTTCAGGTTACTTCTGGGGCCGAAGCACTTGTCAGAGGTGCCCTCTCCGATAATGGTATCGAAGAAGTCTCGAATCAATTCGCACATGCCCTTCATGTAGGCGGTGACATCCTTGGGCAGTGCTTCGCTTTCCTTCTGCACACGTTCCAGCTCATTGATGAACAACTCCATGTTTACCGTGTCGAAAGTGTCATACTCCACGGCAACGCCGTTGATGTTATAGGTATCCATGCTTAATCCTCCTTATATTCGGTTACACGTCGGCGGAATAGGTGTACTCGGTGGGGGCGGCAGTTGCCATGATATCCACATCGATCTCAGCGGAAGCGCCTGCCTCGCCGGAACCGTCCGAGTTCACGATAACGGCAGCGGTACCCTTTTCACCCTTGCCGGTCAGCAGAGAGAAATACACGTAGGGCACGATAACGGCCTGACCGGTGCCGAACTTGATAGCGTGAGACAGGGCGTAGTCCTGGAAATCATCACCAAACATTCGATCACCGGTGACATTGAACGTGCGCTGGGTAGCGGTCTTGGTGGTCACTTTGCCGTTGCGGATGTAGGTCTTGTCCTCGCTCTCCGGGTTCAGTTGGGAATCAACGTTAGTGATGCCGCCCTGGACAACCACATAGTCACCGATTTTGCCGGTGGGAGAAGAAGCAATGTCAACAGCCAGGACAAAATCGTCGGCAGTGGCAACGCCGGAAAAGGAAGGAGACGGCTCCTTGCCCGTCATAAGGGTAGAAAGTTTCATTTTTTCATTTCCCCTTTCAGTTGGAAAAATAGTCCATAGTCATCAGAATTTGATGATCTTCTGTGTTATCGTCGTACCGGGCGAACATTGCCGCCCTGGTGTTGCAGGTAATTTTAGTTGCCTGTTTCCCATCCCCCAGATAAGGCAATGGGCGGCGGGATACGGCCCAGTCACCAATAGCATCCAGGATTTCATCGGCTTTCAACCGGTCGTTGTTACTGGATGGTTGCAGACGATAGATGATTTTGAATTGATACTGCCCCTGATACGCCCCGCGAACGTATTCCTTTGTTTTGTAGGCCCCTTGGATGGTAGAAAGCGCCATACCAGGCTGATCGGAAGGAAGGTATTCAAAGGCGATATTGGCAGGCTTATTTTCGTACTGATTCAGCCAAACCAGTAGCTTTCTGGAAATCTGATCGGTTTCCGCCCTGGATACCATGCGTAATGGTTTATCATCCATTCAATATCGCCTCCTTGTACTTCTTTACCCAGTTCGGCAGATTCATAGCCTTGGAAGCATCGAACCAATGGCTTTGTGCCTGTCCGTGCATTGCCTTGGTGAATACCAGGCTCTTGCCGTTTGCCACCTTAGTAGCTCCCGGCCTAGCCCATGGGCTTCCGGTATCAGGATCAACTAACACCTTACCTTCCCACAGAAAACGGGCATACGGTCCGGGGTATACGATGGTATCCCCCTGCACCCTAGCCCGTCCCGCAAGGGAACCTGTAAGGGCTGGAACAAACTGGTCAGTGTCTTTCATAGCTTCGTTTGCCAGAACTTCCTTGGCGCGGTCTGCACGCTGGGCAAACTTGGCGGCGTCGATTTTCACATCTACTTTAATGTTAATCATCATCTGCACCCGATTTCCCAATGTTGCATTTCATCCGAACCAAAGTCTTTCTCATCTACCGAATTGATTCTGTATACATCATCATGTGTGCGGTTAATCCACTGGAAATCCTTCTCAGGCTCTACAACTTCACCCTTGACGATGAACGTAGAAACATCGGTAGGCGGCGCAGAATCCAGCGTCCACAGGCCACTTTTATCGGCGGAGGCATGGTATTCCTTCGGGGATACATACCGTTTGATTTCGGCGGTCTGCCCGTCGTAGGCTTTCACGCTGAACGGGATGTATACCGTCACCGCGTCGGCGTTTTCCATGCCGGAAGAACGGACGTTTGCGGCCTTGGCAGCATCCAGCAAAACTCCCTCTAGCACCGTGATATTAGTCACTTGCTCGAATGTTACCTGATCCTCAGTGATGATATACAGGGTGATGGTATGCGGAAACATCGTCACCAGCAGTCACCCCACTTTGCCATCGGGTAGCCGGTAGCCTGTAAAAAGCCAGTGCCTTGCAGGTAGATTAACAACGCGCTTTTTTTGCGTGCTGTTAGCAGTTGCAAGTCTGCCGTGCTTAGAGTTTTGGTACCGTAGCTCCGGGACCATCCCCCCACCGATTCGCTAGAGATGGAACCGGTGGAGGAAAAGGTCATGGCGTTCAGCCTGTTTTCGTCCTGGAAGATTTCAGCAAGCTCACAGGTAGCCATTTGCACCGCCGTTAAATCATCTCCCACCGCCGACATGGCTTTCCCACTAGTGGCGGCGTTGATGTAGGCAGTAGCACGGATAGCAAGGCCGTCGAAATCAGCTTCTTCAATGGCGTTGCCGCCGTATTCGTTCCTGTAAAACTCATAGGTTGCGTAAGCCATTGGTTAGCTCCTTTCTCAGGCCACCTTGATAACGTAAGTCTCATCCATGCGCTCGAAGGAGGGCAGGACGATTTCGGAGACGGTGGTCTTGGTGTTCACGGGGTCAGAGGTGGTAGTCACCGCAACGGCAATGCCGGTATCAACCAGGGACACATCAGCATCTGCCTTGCCCATCAGAGTGCGCTCTTCGGGGGTGGTGCCATACCAGGTAGAACCCAGTGCGCCCTCAGGCAGCAGGGTAACCATATCGTCGGGATAGAACTTGTGAGCAGTACCAGCCTCGTCCTTGTACTGCTTGGAGTACACGATGACGGTCACACCAAGTTCGTTCTGGAACAGCTCGTTCACTCGCGCATCGGTCATGAACACGTTGGCGGTGATGTTCTGGGCCAGAACGGCGGACTTGATCTTAGCATTGGCTTTCAGGTAGCCCATGGTCTTCTTGCTGCACAGCATGATGGTGGGCCGGGTGCCGGTGTTGGATTCGACGGAATCCAGGGCGTCCTGAATGTCGCTCATGGGGTCGGCGGTGTCGGTGGCGCTCCACTTCTTGGTTGCGGTGGTGATAGCGTTGTAGTTGTTGGTCTTGTAGCTGCCGTCGGTGTCGTAGTTGTAGGAATACTGCACACCACCGGCTTCCAGGACGATTCTGGGGGAACCGTCGGTAACAGGGGCAAGCAGCTGCATACGCATACGCTCAGCCACGACGCGGGCACCCTCAACCAGGGTGGAAGCATCGTCGTAGATGGAGGACAGGACAGAGGCCAGGTAGGGATCATTGCCGTCGATGATACGCATGATCTCCTGCTCATCCTCTTCCTTCACCAGCATGGACTCACGGAAAAAGGCCATTTGGGTCTCATCGACCTTGATACCCTCGCGGCTACGCAGGGTAGACTTGGCGTCGAAATTGGAGGGGGCCAGAGAAACGGGCAGGCCCTTGTGGGACTTGATCCACTTCAAATCCAGGCCCATCTTCTTCTTGGCAGGGAAGAAGCCCTCACCCAGGTAAGCCATGCGGTTAGACGCAGCTTCGGTCTGCTGCACGGCAATAGCGGCAGCGCTGAAAACATCAGAAATGTTCATCTTTTATCCTCCTTCCTTACATGAATACGACGTTCTTCATAGCAGCCTTGGCGGCAGCATCCACGGTAACACCGGAATGTGTCTGCGCCTTGGTGGTGTTGATGTAGCCGCCGATAACGATAGTGCCCTGGGGGCGATCCTCGTAAACGTCCCGCAGCAGGACGCCGACGGCGGTAGAAGTCTGACTACCGGATTCGCCGGAAGTTGCAGCCTTTTTGCCATCAGCCGCCATAGGAGTGCCAGCCTTGCAAACGCCGCTGGTAAATGCGGTAGAATCCAGAGTAAGGGCCTTGCCCACATACTCGGAGTTGTACAGGATTTCCACATCCGAAGGTGCGGAAACCTCAGAGTATTTCATGGTACCCAGTGCCATATTTTTCACTCTCCCTTATATTGCGACAGTACGTCGCTGTACGTTTTGTTGTTCTGCGCGGTAGCCGCACCGATGCTTTTTGCAAGAGCGATACCGATGTTTTCGGTACCGTTGTCCTTACCACCCGCGCCGACAGGTCGGCCAAAGGAAGGGGTAGGCTTATCAGATGCAAAAGCGCCGGGGTCAGCTTCACGCTGTTCTTTCAGGAAGTCATCGAAACCTTCCAGTGCGCCGTCTTTCAGGGTCAGACCCTTGGCTTTGAGTTCGTCTCGAAACGCCCTCTCAGCGCCCTTAGATGAAAATTTGACGTTTGCGCCGGTGATAGCAGCAGAAGCAGCGGCGGAATAGTCCCGTTCCGCAATCTGCGCCTTGTAGGCTTCTGTGTCTTTGTCGTACTTGGCTTTCAGCTCATCCATCTGAGCTTTGATCTCATCGGCAGAACCGGCGTTCTTTTTCAGCTCTTCCAGGTCTTTGTCCCGGTCGGCAAGCTGGGTTTTTAGGTTTTCGGCGTCCGCCTTGGCAGCTTCGGCCTTGCCCTTCTCCCGTTCAATGTCTTTGCCGTTCTCGGTCAGAACCTTGTCGATGATTTCATCTTCCAAACCAAGTTCTTTCAGATATTCGCGTTTCATTGTTCTCTCCCACGACTACGCTTATTTACGCGGGTTGCATCCGCTGTCGCCCGTAGTTTTACGACGTCGGGGCGGTCAAAGATAAAAAATAAGCCAAAAACCAACGTTTTAGTTGATTCTTGGCTCAAAGGCTCAGGTTATTTGGGTTTTATTCGCTTTACTTTGCTTCTTTTTGCTTACGTTTGCTTTTTGTTTGCTTACGCTTGCTTAATTTTGGTTTCGTTTGGTTATCCGGCCCATTTGATTTCACCGTACCAATCGCAACGTATACCGTTGTTTTTGCCGGTGCATTTCACCAGGACACCGCAGGCTCCCGGCTTTACCGGGTGAATCTTCTTCCCACATTCAGGGCAACAGAACCAGGTTTGTCCGTTGATTGTTTTAATCATCGTCCTCTTCCTCTTCATCCTCTGGCTCCGGGCCGTTAAAGTAGATATCGAAAAATTCATTCACAGCAACCATTTCGTTTGCGCTTTTCCCATCAAATTCCACGGTTGCAGCGCGAATAGCATCATACGTTTTCTCACACACGGTAATCTTCAATATACCACCTTCGTCCTTTCGCGCTGTAACGGCAGGTTGGCCGCTTCGCTGAATAACCTGTATTCACGGTTCAGCAGGCGAATCTTAGCCCTTGCCGCTGTTGCGTCCTTGGCGGCTTCCTCTGTTCCCAGGGCTTCCGCCGCTTTCTGTATGCGCTTTTGCTTCCTAATAGATCGTTCTATCTCCCTTTGCTTTTGGGACGCCTGGTACTGGTCGTAGGTTCGCCCCTGATACTCAAACGGGGGTTGATCTATCTCGCGCAGTTGTTTATCTGTGTAGGTTCTGGATGATACCCCATCAACATAGGGGTAGTAATGGTGTCGGCAGTTCCAACCACCCAGGCCCGGCCCTGTTCCGTAGCCTGTAACCTCTTCAAAGTCCGGGTACCGCGTATCCTTGTATTGTCCCGGCTTGTTCCAGGCGTACACCTTGCCTTGCCATGCGGCATGGTTCTCTGGCCCGTCACCAGTGTTTCTTGCGCCGCCGTGGGCGGAAACTTCCACTAGGTTAGTGTCCAGCCGCTCCATGCTTTGTTCTGCGTAGCGCTGGCAGGTTTGATTCACCCCAGTCATAACGGCACGTCGAGCGGCTACATCTGCCTGATCGTAGTGTACCCGCCCGTTGGATTCGTAGCGGATAGACGTTAGGCCACCAGCAGCAAGCTGCTTCGTGGCGTGGGCTATCGCTTCATTGTAGCTGATAGTCCCGGACATAACTTCTGTTTCTGCCATATCCAGCGCCCATTGATAGGCTTTCTTTGGTTCCAGCCACTTAACGACCTTTCCGTTTCGCCGGACCGCAAAACCCATTGATTGCGTTAGGTTTCGCAGTTCGTCTTTGGTCTGCCGCCGAATAGCTTCCACATCCACATCATCAACAATGTGGCGCGGGGCGGTAATCTCTGCCGCCGTTGCTAATGTACCGTAGTATTTGCGATTGCGCTCTACTACGCCATCCATGATAGCGTCTACCTTGTCCAGGCTGGTTTGCGTAGTCTCTGCAATGGCTGTTGTGATTTCGTCCAGCGTTATCCCGTGGGCACGCAGTTCCCGGATATCCTCAACTGTCACCTGGTTCAGATCATCGGATACAACCAGCCGCCAACAGATTTCTTGTAGCAGCCTATCTTCCAGACCCCGGAATAGCTCGGCGATAGGCTCAGGCAAGGCATCCAGAACAGCGGGACTGAATGGGTACTTCATTCAAGGTCATCCTGCCCTTCGTCTGCCAGGTCTTCCATATCCGGCAGCATAGCCTTGGCAGTCTCTTCATCCTCGCCGAAATGTTTCTGCCGGAATTCATAGGCATTCAAAATGCCAGCAGATACCAGTTGCAAATCAGCCGCCATTTCTGCGCGGTTACTCTCAGGATCGTCAAGCACACCATCGCCGAAGCTGAGATGCAGCTCATAGTCCCCTTGAGGGGCCAGGGCGTACAGTGTAGCGTATACATCCATCGCATATACTAGATCGTCCAGGGCATCCCCAAACGCCTGCTGAATATGGCTCTCGGTAATGTACTGTCTCTGCTTACTAGCCAGGATTTCCGTCGATGTTTTTTCCACGCTGGACGGGTCTGAAATCGTTCCATAAGCTAGGCCCGTTTGAAATTCAATCTGTTTCAGGACGTTTTGGAAGCCCCTGTAAATGGCATCATCCCGAAACGCTGGGGAAAACTCTTTGAAGAAGTCCCCGTCCTGGGACATAAACGGCCCGAACTCATAGAGCCGGTTTCTACCAAAATCACGGGCGTTCCCACTGGTGTACTCAGCAAAAATCTTGCGTTCGCCCGATTTGAATTCCCACCACAGTCTATCCCATTGTTCATCTGCATCCTTAACCAGGCCAACGATGGAACCACCGAACACAGATACACCCAGGCGGCTATCAGTGTCGATGTTGTTCGCAACAGGCGGGGTAAAGAAAGCAAACAGCGGACGCTCTACGCCGTCGAGCGTGGTTTCATCGTCCAAGGTTGCCCAGGCGGGGACTGTATCGAGCGGTACTTCCTCGCCCACTGTTCCGTATTGATTGGATTTGTGGGCCTTGTTCCGCACGACGTAGGCCGTGCGTTCTCCATCCCTCACAAACTCATGACTTTCCAGACGGACGTACCATCTACCAGCTAGTTGCACCCGTTCACGGAATACGCCACCGGTGCATTTACCGGCTTCGTCGAAGTTGGTAGGTTGAAACGCCATGATGCTAGAAGCATCGACTTTCAACGTGCCGTTGTACACATAAGGCCGAAGGGCCAGCCCACCAAGAGCAAGCCCCATCTCCAAATTCTTCTCAAAGCTCCGGGCCGCATCCTGGAAGCAAGCATCCAAGAACTCAGCCCGCGCCCCGCCGGTAACTGTTCCGCTGAACTCAACCAGCGCAGGCCGTGCCATTTCGCGGGCGATAGCGGCAGGCAGACCGAGCGGGATAATGTCACGTTTGGCCCAGGGCGGTTCGTTGATGTACATAGAATACCACAGGTTGATATTCTGCTGCATCGTGGTGCCAACCGCCGTATCTACGCCGAAATCTTTTTTAGCGGCAGCGGTGGGAAACAGCCAGTTTTTCAGATTTCGGAACGTCCTAGCAAAAAAGCTTTCCATTAGCGCACCTCCCGCCGCATTATCGTGTATACGAAATATCGTATCATATCCATTGCGTGGTCCGATTCTTTAACTACCGCGTCGGTTTCTTTTTTTTCATCCCAGCAGTAGGAACCGAATTCATCAAACGTATTTTCACAGCTGGCATCGAACAGGATTCTACCAGCTAACAGCAGGCTACCAGTAAGACGGATACCATCAAGCACTGCGTTATTAGCATCCATCACAGCGAATTTGCCGCGCCGCCGCAACGTTTCCTTGAAAGACGCTGCCGACGGGTCAATGATCACTCGCTCTATCTGGTACCCTTCCGCAAATGCTTCCAGATCGTCGGCGTATTCTTCGTCCGTTTTCTGGCGCTTCTGCTTTCGCCCATCGTAGTAGTATTCTTTCAGCATCACAGCTTTACCGTTTCGCAGCTGCCACAGCCCCATAGCCGTAGGGTTCAACGTGCCGTAGTCGATGCTGATATAATACACACCGCCGGAGTGTTGTTCCGTGGCTATGTGTTTCGTTTTGTCGAACATCGGGTAAACTAGGCCGTCGGCTACGCACCATTCGCCTAGGATGTAGCGGCGATAGAACACACCTGCATAGGTGTTCTTGTACCGTTCCACGATTTCTGGGTCGAGTGCCGGATTGTCTTCTAGGAGGAAATGCAGATGCAAGGCTTTGTGCCTTTCGGTTTGCTTAATCCATTCTTGATAGAACCAATGCGACGGGGGGCCTGGGTTGCAGTTGAACCAAAACCGGGAGCCGGTAACAGAGCAACGCGCGAGCGCCTGCTCTACGAATGATCTAGGCTGCAAGGCCACCTCATCCAGCAACACCCCTGCAAGGGTTCTACCCTGGATGAGCGCAAAAGAACTTTCGTCTTTGCCGCCAAACACCTCAAACAAGTTCGTGATGTTGCCGTTTTGCACTTCCAGCACCTTGTCTATCCGCCGCCACCGTAGCCGGTAGGTTTCACGGGCCAACGACATAGCTAGGAAAGGTTGGATAACGTTCTTAATGCAGCTATCAACGCTCTTGCCGCAAATAGCAAAACGCTGGCCGTCGAAGTTCATCATGCCCCACTTCACAAAAGCCCACATCATAATAGAACTTTTCCCTGAACGGATAGCCCCATCACAGATGATAGCTTCGTACTTGGTGTAAGGAAAGGCTAGGATTTTCAGTTGTTTTTCACTAATCATCCGAATCAAGCCCTTCTGCAATCTTCTTTAGGCTAGCGCTGAGTGCATCTTCCTGCCGTATATCCTTTTCTGCGATAACGCCACCCTGGTCGCTTTGTCCAAGGTACTGTTTGCCCAAAAAAATAGCCATAGAAGCATTTTTCTTAGCTAGCTCCCATTGCATCCTTCTTAGGCTTGGTTTTCCAAGTTGCCGTTTCTTTTTATATGTATCCGAAAAAGTTTCTCCATATGTTCTTTTACACCAAGCATTTAGTGTATCTTCGCAGCAATCAAAAACGCTACAAATCTCAGCTTCTGTACATTGAATCCCGCAAAGGTTCTCAAAAATTTTTTGATCTATTTCTTTGCGGGGACGTCCCATTTTTGCCATAATCACCCTCGCAATTCAGAAAACTCAAAAAATTCGTAAATTTTACGGGCTTTTTCTATTTCTTTGTTACGAAGAAATAGCCTAAACAACAAAGCAGCTTCAAGAGTTTCCTGATCCGAAAAGTCACTTGTTTCAGCTACTTTCCATAACTTTTCGACATCCGGCAAAAACCTGTTAATTCCCCAGTTTGATTTTGCTTTGTTATAATACTTATCACTGCCGTACAATGAAATCAAATGCGATTCAAATGCTTCCGCTTCGGATCTTGTATCACATTCAAAATATTCTATCGTCCATCGTTTACCAAAGCACCAATCATCTGTATAGTAGTGATCTTGTATTCTTTTGTCCAAGCTGTTTTTGTAGACAATTCCGACATACTTTACAATTCCGTCATCAGCATCAATGTATCTATACACACACGGTCTTCTCGTTACTTTGGCAGTTTTTCCACGTACATTGATCCCTAATAACCTTCTTTGTTTTTTAGCTTCATGGGTGCATTGCAGCCCACAAAGGTTTTCAAATTGTTTTTGGTCAATTTCTTTTGGCCGCCGCCCCATATAATTCACCTCCGTCATTTCCCCCGTTTTTTTAAGCGGTATTTGTGGGTATCGCCCGTATACTTTATTGCCGTTTTTTGGTAAATTATAAAACATAGAAAGGATGAAGCAAAATGCTTACATTGCCAATAAAAAAGAAATGGTTTGACATGATTGTAAACGGAGAAAAGTTGGAGGAATACAGAAATGTGACGCCACGTTATTCCGCTATGTTCCGCAACGCATCAAATGGAGACGGATGTTTTTGGTGTGTTTTGCGGAATGGATATTCTCTGAAATCTCCGTCCATAAAGATTTTTGTGTCTGTATCCATTGGGAGCGGCAAACCGGAATGGGGCGCAGTAGAGAATACGGACTATTTTGTATTAAAAATTCTCAAAAAAGAAAGTTGCCGTTCTTACGTTTTCCCTACATGTTTTTAACATTTTGCAGGTTCCAGCTTTTGTCTGAGAGTATCTAACCAATCTCCATTCTCTCATTTTTTGCAAGCCAACAATTAAATTTTTGGCCGAAGTTGTTATTTTTACGTCGAATCCTTTTTGGGCGTATATTTTAGCGACTTCGGTCAAAAATTTTTTCCCGATGCCAATTCCTTGATAATCCGGTAATATACATAGCCTTGTGATTGTCTTAATTTTTTTATTTTTTTGATGCGGGAAATGTAAAACACCAATCATTCCAATTATATTTTCTCCGTCATAGCATCCATAGCATTTTGCCGTCTTATTTAATTCATGGCTCAAATAATGATAACGCTTAAATTTTGCCCACTCTCCACAACTGCACCTTCTGATTGTGAATTGTTTTTGTGGTCGTGGGCCTGCGCAAAAAAATTTTGCATCGTGTCGGTGTTAAAGCACCAATCCGGTTGCAGCCAAGGGATAATATCAAAATGGCAACTAACTGCCACGAATTTCTTTCCCGTTTTTCTAATTGCTTTTGCAATAGCAATACTCGCAGTTTGTGCAACTTGCCGATCTACAACGGAGGTGTATTCGTCGAAAACAAAAAAATCATTTTCTAACATAGCCCTAGCTAAATCAACACGCATTTTTTCTCCGTTGCTTAAAACAGAATATGGTTTTAGCCACGATGGAATCGAAGCAAAACCAACGGCATAAAACGCCTTTTTAATTTTATCCATACCAACATCTGGCATGTCATCTACAACGCTTTTCCCGGAATAAATAAAGCCAGAGATTAAATCGGCACCAAATATTTCTTTTGCAATAGTGCTTTTCCCTGTCCCACTACCACCAACAATAAGGCCAATATTCCAATCATTCGGAATGTCAATTTTACCCGAAAAATGTTCTTCTGCCGATTTTTCCGTTACATCGAAGTCGGCTTTTATTTTTTGTACTCTAAACGAATTGCTAACGGGGGATTTTTTTACAATGTCGAAACTCGGCATGAATATCCCTCCCCTTGAAGTTTTTCAAAAATTTCTTCCGCTTCTTCTTCGTCCTTGCAATCAATCACAATGGAAATTTTTTCTTCATATGGAACTTCCGTTCTTTCCTTTTTATTTTCCGTCTCCGTTAACGCCGTTTCTTCCATCAAATCCCACGCAAACTCAAACATGGACAGATCTAAGTCCTGCAATTCTTCGGCCAGCAAATCAATATCCCATGGGGATTCGTTGGTTTTGTTGTCCACGATACGCAGGGCGTCCACCTGTTCAGGTGTTAGATCATCCACCATGATGCAGGGTACTTCGGCGTATTTCAGCCGCTTAGCCGCCTCAAAACGGCAATGTCCAATGACGATAACGCCATCGGAATCAATCACGATAGGCTGAACAAAACCGAACTGCCGGATGCTTTCAGCCACATTGTTGATTTGGGTATCATCATGCTTCTTGGCATTTCGATCATACGGTTTGATCTCTTTAATTTTCACGCTTCTGATTTCCATATTTTATCCTCCTACGCTCGTCTCTTCCGAGCTGTCAGGGCGGGTTTCCATCGCCCCAGCATCCGCAAATGCTAACCGCTATTCTGGTAGCAGGCCCCGGTAACTACCCGGATATAGGCTATCGCCACCCGCTATATTGCCCCACAGCGGTGTTGGTGCTGTACACACACGCAACAGTGTTCCACCGTGGGGAATCGCCGACTTAGTACGTTCATCGGCTACGGTACCGTGCAATCAATAGGCCTTGAACCCATTCCGCCGAATCCTGGCGGCGCACCTTCTGCTTTCTTGCATATATCCCCGTCTTTCCGGGGTGCCAGGTGTTTCAGGGGATTACACCACAACCCATCCGGCGGCAGGAGTAGGATTTGAACCTACGCAGGCTGTAGCCCATACCGCATTAGCAATGCAGCCTCTTTAACCAAGCTTGAGTATCCCGCCGTATGCCTAACCGGAATCCAACCGGGGCCACCAGGTGAGTGATGGAGCTGCTTTTACAGGCTGCAGCTTACCGAAGGAGCATTCCCTATGGAAACAAAAAAGAGAACCGACAGAGCGGAAAGCCAGCTATTGGCTCCTGCACCGATAGCCAGCATATAGAAAGAACTCCCGGCGCAACTGCCACGTCGAAGACGCTGGTGACACACCCTTGCGTTATCCGGCGGCGTTCTTTCATATATCCCAACCTGCGCGGGTCGTGGCATCCCTACCGTGCCAGATAATAGGACGCTCGCCGTGCTGGGTTAGGTGCTGAAAAACAAAACACAAAATGATGGTAGGAGCAAAGCTTTCACCACCTTTCGTATTTTATTTTTTCCCTTTCGGGATGGTCCTGGGATTCGGGATTGAACCAAATCATACACACCAGTGCCCAGGATATGGAGGGCGGGGCAGGGGTAAAACCCCCGCCCCTATACCAAATAGGAGGGGTGGCTATTGCCGCCGCCACCCGGCGGAAGAAGCATGCGGAAGCCCGAAAGGACAAAGACTTCCTTGCTATTATTATACCATATTTTACCGTATCGTTCCACGAAAATCTGTGTTTTTGCTAATTCTTTGGACAATATGTCCATCTGTTAATCAGCATATTTGAAAATCACACCGTCGATGAACGACTTATTTCTAATTCGTCTGTGCAAGCCGCTTGTGGATAGGTAATTTTCCCGCGCAGCAGCCCTTGCACTGGGATAGAATTTCAACACCTTACCCCATTTGTCCGTCTTGGCCACAATTCGGCAATTTGGGCTTCTGCGCTCCTTGTTGAAGTCCGCCCTTGTTACAAACTCCAAATTATTTACCGCGCAATTTTGATAATTTCCGTCCTTGTGCCGCAGGATCATGCCCTCCCGTTTCCCGCCAAGGAAAACATCACACACAACATCTTTTACTCGAATTGTTTTACCGGCAATTTGAATAGTGACGTTGCCGTTGTGCGACTGTTGGCGCATGATTCGTGGATTTTCAGCCCTTTCTCTGGAATGGTCCCAACGTTGTTTTATCCAGCTTCGGATTTCGCCGAAATTAGAAACATCATACCACCCGTCAGTGCCGGGAATCGGCAGCCACACCTCTCTCAAGCCTGCCCTCCAATTCTATCAAGCAGGGCCACAAGACCCCGTACTTCCAACGGATCAACGCCCGTTTCCTTCTTCAACTTATCCAGGCGATAGGTGATAGTGTGCCGATGACAAAACAGTTCCCGCGCCACCTTGCTAATCATCATCCGGTTCTTTTCCAGCGAAAGAAGAACCTTCTTGTCGAAATCATCCATATTATCCTCCCGCTTTTTTCAGCTTCCAGAAATCATTGATAGCATCCCGGACCGGGTCCGTTTTACGTTGTGATCTAGCGTACTCTAGTATCTCCAAATCACGTTCATAATGTTCTTTGCACATCTGCCGTCCTGGTAGCGCTGGGCGTTCGCAGTAACGGCACTCCCCTACTGGTTTCCGTATATACCGTTCTCTGTGTTTTCTGTTGCGCCGCAACCTACACTCATTGCAGAACGCCTGCCCTTTGTAGGCCGGTTTGCCGCATGCTGTACATAGCCCTGCCGCTTTTCGCTGCGCGTACAAAGTTTTCATACTTTCCCTGTTACGCTCTTCCCGTTTTTTCTTTTCATTTTGGGATAGTTTGGCGTTACAGGCGTTGTTTAGCTCTACGCTGATGGACAGGCACTCTAGGCATTTGTACCGCCCAGGGGCGGCGCGTTCTTTCATGCAGCGAACGCACAGCCCCCTAGCTTTTGCCCATTCATAACTCTGCTTCTTATACCGCAAATCCCGTTGCCTGATTTCCTGCGCTGTCAGGGCCATTATTCAACGCCCCCAGTGATAAATTCAGAGTTCCACAGCCCTTCAATCCAGCGGCAGAAAATTTTCCATTCTTGGAGACGGTGATTCCTGCGTTGCTGATATATTGTCTTCAGCTGCCGGTAGTTTGTGGTCATCCGCGCTGTCAACCGGAACCCAACCGGGATATTGTACAACAGTGTTAGGTAGTTTTCCGGCGTGGGGTCAGCGTTGTAGGTATCCACCAGTTTTTTGCACAGATTGATAGTCTGCTTGTTCACGTATTTGATGCACTGCCTTTCGATATCCATTTTCGTGATGCAGTGCATCGTGGACTGGCTGGAAACAAAGTTCAGGAAATGATACCGTTCTGCTTCAACCCACGCCTTAATCGTGAAGGTAAGGTCGAACTGAACGACAATACCAGTCAAAAACTGGTCATGCCCTGTCCCTGTGCCGCATTTGGCAAGGGCGTAAGTGCGTTCCGTGGCATCCCCACCGCAATCTTCGGTGTCAACCGCCATAGGGTACTTGCTGGCCCTAATGCTTTCGCACATCCCCATCAGGCGGACGTGCTGAATCACATCATCAATTTCCATTGGTTCTCCTTTCCGACTTGTGCATATTTTGCACATATTCCGCGTTTTTATCAGCACAAAACCCCATCCACCATCCCAAATGTTGGAATATTATACCTGTCAGCAGCGGCGGCTTCGACGATACAACCCCTTGTGAGGTGCCACTTAGGACACAAAATCACAGCATCCGCGTCCGCCATGACTTTCAGGCTCTCGCCCAGAAACCACAGCGGCTTTGCTTCGGCGGGAGCGCCCCGAAAGAAACTCTCCAGGACTTCCGCATCATCACCCCACTTAGCTTTAGCAGCCTTGATAGCTCGCTCCCGTTCTGCCAGGATTTCGTCGTCGGTTTTGCCCCGCATGGGCTGAGAGATAAAGATTTTCATTTTGAATCATCCTCTTTGTTTTCATCGTTCCAGGACAAAACAGCTAGGTCGTAGGTCGGCTCCGTTTTTCCTGTGTTATGGCATTTCTCGCATCTAACCCGGTACAGCTCTGCATCATCCCCAATTCTGTACATGTACTGTACAACGGGTTCTCTGCCGCATTTCCGGCAACGGTGGGGATTAGGAATCATTGCCGTACACATCCGCCGCAATTTCCCCGGCGCAGGCTGCGTAGCCTGCTATATCAACCCAGTTGTCCTGGTGTTTTGGATTTTCCTTTGCCCTGCCGACTTTTAACAGGATCATCATCTGCGCCACATCAACCGGCGTTATATCGCGGCCAATGTCCAGGTACGCTGTCCACAAGTCGGCGATAGCGCCAAAGCTGTCTTCCGGCTTGCCGTGCGTATCCTGCCGATCATGGCACACGCATTTTTCAGCAGCATCCAGGATGGTTTTGCGGGTGGTGGGCTGTTCCTCCTGATTACCGATGGTGTGGCATTTGATAAATGCCGCTGCATCCTGCATCAGTTTTTCGTGGCACGCGGTCCCTTCCACGGATTCCGCAACATACGGGCATTTTGTGTTGCAATCTCTCGGCGTTTCGGCGCATTGGCACACCTCTAAAGCGGCAATCATCCGCATGGCCTTATCAAATTCCAGCCGCTTAGTTACCTTGTCCATCAACATTTTTTACACCCCATTTCCAGCTTTTTCATTTCAGCGATAGCCAACGCCGCCTTGTGCATGGCCTTACGTTCGCCCAGCTTTGCCACCACTTGCACGGTTTCCGCCGTGCAGATGATAGCTAGAGCCTCTAGCCAGAACACCATCCAGGGATGGGCTAACATCCATTCCATTATTTCCCCTCCATTTCTTCCAGCCGCTTCTTGTGTCGCTGCCACTTCCAAACGGATATATCCGCATTGGGTTTCAGTTCCAGGGCGATAGCGCAAGAAATAACATCCGTATATTCTTCGTCTAACTTATCCAGATAAATCCTTCCGTCCTCTTTAACCGGGTTATCTCCCCGCAAAACTCTGGCGAGTTTCAGGGCACAGTGGGCCAACTCCATGCACTCTTCCGCTAGGGCTTCATAGCAGGCAGCATAGCCTACCATGGCTGGGAAATCTCCCCAGCATTTCATTTTATCCGGGATATTCATTTGTTTCCTTTCTAAACTGGTCGATTTCGGCCAGTTTAACCGTGTCGATTTCAACACGGTTACGTGTTAGTTGTCATTCTACCCCCGGCGGTTCCGGCAGAAGCATCCAGTGGGTGGGCTGTAAGCCACGCGCCACGTTATCCAGCACCCAGACGCCTGCTGCAAGCATACCCTGAAAAACCACGTTTCCATCACTACACAGGATAAGTTCTCCTTCGGGCGGGGTTTCCTCCTCCACCGGAATCCACCTCATCTTTTCCAGCGCCTCCAGAATGGTCTTGTACACCTCCCTCGCCCCAGGCATGGGAGTGTTGTCCGCGTGGCGTTGGAGCCACACTCTCGCCTCGTCAATTGTCATTGGGCACCTCCAACTTTGCTCCACAGTTCGGGCAGTATTTGTATAGTTTTGGCGCGGCTATCGCCTCGCTGAGAAATCCACAGTATGAACACTGCCAAAAACCGATATCAAAACAATCGACATCCAACCACCGCCCACGTCTCACCGGGGCTACATCAGCGGCAGGCTCTAGCTCAATCACACGTTCCACCGCCCGGCTGTAATATTCTGCAGCAGACTGATTCAGGTGATTGATTAGTGATTCTCGATCTATGTACTCACTCATTTTTTGCCCTCCTTGGGTCCGTTCTTACTCCTTTGTACGTCCAGCTTGGTATACATTTTCCGTATCCTTTTTTGATGTGTGCATCCAGCACAGCAACCGCTTCTGGGTTGTAGATGTACTGTGTTTTATCGGTTATCAAATCGTAAATTTCTTGAATTGTTAGCGTAGGGTTTTCTTCGCAAACAATTCCCAAAAATCCCGAGGTAGAGCTTGTTGCCTCGATGAACCTTTTTTTCTTTTCCGGAACGTAAAATGCACCACCAAGTCCGACTTTATATTTTTTTGCCATATCACACAAAAATTTTCGGCGGCCTGGGCATCTCCTGAGATGTCGGACGCCACAGGTGTAGACAGTAGGGATGGTTGTTCACATACTCGCTTTTTTGCGGGTGGTATTGTACGACTGCCTCCTCATCCTCAAAGAACATGTCCTTGATAGCACACATCTCCGCCCAGGTAGGCGGCGTGGCCCGTTTGCGGTTGCAGGGGGACACGCTGACGTGCTCCCAACCCCCGCCATTGCTGGCGATACAGAAAAACGATCTTCCGCCGACGTAAACCTTGAAAGCACCGTTACCAGCGTCGCCGGGTCCGCCGTGGATACGGTACCCAAAATCCTTGTCTCGGTATTTGTCCAGGCTGTGCAAGTCTTTCATTCTGCATCCCCCATCTCCTGATACAGCCGGGACGGGGTAGCCGCCTCCTGGCCGATGTATTTTCCGGCGTATTCATCTAGAATCACGCCGCAAATTGTGTGGTAATAGATTTGGCAAATTTCCATGCCGGGGTAGATACGCACCGGCTCGGTAGCTGCCAGCTCCAGCGTCCAACGGCCCCGGAAGCCGATATCCCCAAAACCTGCTGTAACGTGTACAGCCAGTCCAAGACGGCCCACAGAGGAACGGCCAACCAGCATGGGGACCAGGTTCCGGGTCTCGGTCCACTCCTCCGTGGACGCGATATACACGCGCCAAGGTTTTAAGACGTAGCCCTCCTGCGGAATGATGATCTCCCGCGTGCGGTTGTCCCGTTTGGGGTCTAACACCGCCTCCGTGTACACCAGCATCCGATCCATCAGACGCAGGTTGTAGCTGTTCGGGCCAAGCTGCTGATCGTTGTATGGGTGTATGATGATGTCACCTTTGGACATGCGCTGTCGGATTTCGTTCCCAGACAGAATACCGTATTGATTCAGTTCGTTCATTTGTTTTCCTCCTATGCGGGGCACAAGTCCCCGCGATTTTTGATTAAATATCAAAGCCGAAGCACACGCCAAAACTGTAGCTAGCGCTGATGGTGCCGCTGCTGCCGTCGTCGCCCACACCGCAAAAGGCCATGGAGTGGGACGCATACGGGGATGCCAGCCAGTACGGGAACGGGACACCGTTCAACGTTTTAACTCGGTTTTCCTTCTCGGAGTAACGAGCAAGCACTTCACACACTTCTTCATTCCCGTATTTGTTTTTCCCAAAAACTTCCTTCTCTCGCAATAATCTGAGTGGCTCAGTTACAACTCCTTGTAAATCGTCCGGCAACAAATGGAAGAGCTTATCCAGATATGCCTCCATCGTACTCAACTGCTCACCGTTTTTTGCTTTCCAGTTCTCATTCATACAATGAGTATCTTCAAGCAGATTTTTCGTAAAAAACGTTGCGCTTTTGTGCCCTACACGTTCACACACCAGCGTGACCTTTTCACCGGTTTTCAGCACAATGTCGATTTCATCGCCGACATTCAGCGGGTTGGAAGCGGCCTCTATATCGTCTTTCAGCTCTGCCCACGTCGTTTTAAGTGTACTGTTTTTCTTGATTTCGATCATTGGTTTTCCTCCTTTTTCGCGGGGTCGCGGAAATGGTTACTTCTCCCACTCAACCACCTCCACGCCGATCTCCCGGCGTTCCCAAAATTCGTGCGACACCTTCCTGTACCAACGGCGGTTATCATCCGGCAAAATCCACCCTTTCAGTGCATCAACGATCATCTTCCCCAGGACGGCGTGATTATCTACATCAAGCCCATCGTCCCAATAAAATACAACCTGCACAGGCGTTTTTACCAATTCTTTCCGCACTCTAGCCCGTTTTAGAGCTATGATAGTCAGCAGGTGGATATCGTCAGCATCACGTTTCCGCTGGTGGTAGTTTTTCCCGGAATAGTAAGCGTTCAGGCTAAATCGCTTGTTCCAGGCCGTCATACCCCGCTTGGTTTCCGGGTATGGGATGGTAAAAAATGCCACCCGTCTAGCTTCGTTCACTGCGCCACCTCCCGGAATCGCCGCAACGCATCCTGTCTCTGCCGTTCCCAGTCTACCGGCGTAGGTGGCGTGTAGTCAGCAGGTTTCTTTTTCGTCCCGGCCTGCTGCATCAGGATAGCTTTGGTTTTCTCCATGTCGGCCTTGATATCCTCCACCGTCCGCACCCTGGGCGGCAATGCCGCCGGTTTGGGTTCCTCCGGCATCTGTGGCAGAGCGGCGGCAAATGTTTTTGCCAACGCCTGCACGTCATTGGGCAGGGCTTCAAAATCTCGCCTGCTCTGGGCCTTTGCCCGAAAACTGCGTTGCAGGTTCGACGCAACCACGGACTGCACCGTTGCTTCATCCATCCGTGCCCATTCCCGCAACTGCTGTGGCGCATGCACCACGTCCTGGAGAATGGGCGGAAGCTTGGAAAATTCCTCCTCAGCGTTGTAACTGCTGTTCCGCAGCGCCTTGGCGATATGTGTCCACGCCTCCTGCTCGGTCATTTCGTCCGGGTTGGAAATCTGCCGGACTTTGGCTTTCACAGCCCCGATGGGGGGCGGGAATGAATCAGTTTTCGTGGCGATCAATCCCTTCACGGCGGCGGAAACGACAGCGTAATCATCACCGGCGAACATCTCTGCCCACAGGGCAACTACGCTTTCGGCATCAGCCCGCTTCATATCGCGGTAGTAGCTGGGATAGGCCGCTTTCAACACGGACATGATAGCCAGGGTTTCAGTTCTATCCACTCAATCCACGCTCCTCGTTCAGCAATTCCAGGAATGGGTTTGACGTTTCAAACCCTGTTCCACCCTTGGCGGGGGACGTTTTACTGCCGCCCCGATCCTGTTCCTTGGACAACCACCGGTTGACAAATGCGTTGATGCCGCGTTTCGTTTTTCGTCTGCTTGGGTTGGCATTCAACCAGCCAACCATGCCCCGAAGCTGCTGTATCACGTCGACAGCAGGGTACAGGCCCGCCCATTCATGGCACTGCTCCTGGGAGATCGGGTAAAAACTCCCATCATTCAGCGGCAGGGAGATAACCGGCGGGGAGACGGTTTCCGGCTCCGCGCTATCTTCTCCGTCTATGTCTATATCAACGTCAGTGTCTATGTCTATGTCAGTGTCTATGTCAATGTCTATATCAAGGTTTTTTGGGTTTTGCTTTTTAAGGGTTGGGTTTTTTGGGTTTTTATTTACCGGCTTGTCTTTTTTAGGACGTCCGCCACGCTTCCCGTTTTCCCGTTGCTTTTCGATGTATTCATCGTGTGCGGCATCGTCTCGGTCGATCTGGGATCGAAGAACGACAAACGCAATCTTCTCTGCCCCTTTCAGGGAAGGGACTTCTTCGCCGTTGGCGTACTGCATGATTGCCAGGAATAACCTCCCACGCTCTTCATCATCCAGCTCTTTGGCTACGTCAATGAAATCCCGATAGATTTTTATGTACGGCAACATCTGGGTTGTTCCCTCCTCGGAGCCGCCCTATCAGAAGGGCAGCTCTCCATCATCTCCTGTGAGGTCGCTGAACTCTGGCTCAGCATAGTTCCCGCTCGGCTGGTTGCTTCCGCCGCCCTTCGGCCCACAGAAATGAGCCTGCGAAACAATCAGCTCCGTCACCTGCCGGTCGTTCCCATCCCGGTCGGTGTAGCCTCTGGTGTTCAGTTCGCCCTCCACGACGATTTCCTGCCCCTTGCCGAAATACTTGCAGAGCATCTCAGCGGTGCCTCGCCATGCCACGCAGTTCAGAAACAGCTTGGTTTCCGTTTCCTTGTACTTGCGGCTCCACGCCACCCGGACCGATGCCACAGCAACGCCGCTCTGGGTATGGCGGAGTTCGGGCTGGGCCACTAAACGGCCCTGCAAAATCACATGATTTACCATGATGGTATATCCTCCTTACAGTCTGTACGTTCCGGGCACTTCGTTGCGCTCGATGAACGTAGGAATCTCTTTTTTCTCCAGTAACCGACGCAGCTCGGCGGGCGTGTAGTACACCCTAGCACCGATCTTAATCGGTTTGATGAATCCGCACTTGCGGATACAGTCA